TAGAGTGCGATTGTCGCCAGAGTTCCTTTTGTCCAAGAAGCCGTTGTCTTTCCAAGTCTTAACGCAAAAGACGTTGACGGCATCGGATGGTCAAACGTCAGCCCCGTCTGGGTGCGGTTGCCACCCTCAACGACGCGAACCGCCTTGGCGATCCGCTGGGCCGCTGGGCGAGAGAACGACACGAAGCTTTTACCAGCCCCCTGCCCCGCACCGTTGCTGGCACCTTGGCTCATGCGTCAGCCCTCAACGATGCTGATGACGAGCTGCGTTCCGGTGAGGTTGGACTGTGCCGCGTACGTTCCAGACGCAAGACGCCCTACGGCAGCCTCGCCGCCCATGAGAGACACGCAAGGCACGAGAGCACCTGCAGATAGCTGCCCGAACGAAACGGCCGCTGTGACTACCGTGGACAGGTTGCGGGCGAAGAACAGCCCTACGCTAGACAGCGTGGCCGTGCTGATGGCAGACGTGCCTGCGGCGTTCGTGCCTGGCGAGAGCGTCAGCGTGGTGATGCCGCTGGCCGAGCAGTCTGCAGTGACGCCAGACGCCACCAGAGCCTGGTACAGGTTGCCACGGGCGACTTGGGCGTTGATTGACCACGTGAGATCTGCCATGGGACTCTCCTACTGTTGTGTGGGTGTGCCGAAATACTGCGCAAAGTTGACGGCTTTGTGAACGCGGCGAACTAAGATTGTCGGGACACCGGCGGCCCGCGTGCCGTTAGTGTTGAGTGGCTGCGGGTTGCTGGATGGCACCCTTTCGTTGGTCTGCGAATCAATTACGTAAGCCCGCTCCTTAATGCCGAGCGCGTTAAGGTAGTTCCACCCGATGTTGGGCAGCTGGAGAGGCCAGCCATCTGGCCGATACTCTAGCGTCACCTCCACCTGCCAATACCTCACCTCAAGTTCGTTGACCACCTCAACGGCCGGGTTGGCAGCAATGCCGGAGCACTTCCACGTGTACTGCGGGGCTCCCAGGTACGAAGACGAGTTGATTGAGTTAGTCACCGTCGTGGCCAGGCCGTAGTCAAACGTTGCACGGTTGCCGCTAATGGACGCCTGCAGGGTGCTGATATCTGTGGTCACGCCCTCAAAGAAGTCGTTGGCCGAGTTCTGAAGCGGTGCAAGCGTCTCGCCCTCGTAGTAGTAGAGCGACGGCACTTGCAGGCCGCCCGTGCTCCACTTCCAGATGTCTGCTCGAGCCAGCGGATTGGGGTCTACGTTCGCCTGCTTGGGCAACTCGTAATCCCACGTCACCTCGTAGTGCCATCGTGAGCCGTTGTAGTTGGCTACGCTGACGTTCATTGCCTTGCAGTACGACGCTTCCGGGTGAACCTGCAAGAACACCACGCCAGGGTAGTTGGCAATGTCGGTTTGCTTCGTCGTCGGGTCATCCACCTCAACAACGAACTTGCGCTGAAATACGGGCGGCTCGCCAAACTTCCGAGAAGCGGCGACAGTGGCGAGCTCGGTGAATGAGATGGCGGCCATTACGCTGCGGCCCCGCCAAGAATGTCAACTTTGTTAAAGCCTTGCTGAAGAACTCTAAGCTCACCACGAATTTCTTCAAGCTTCTGAGTCTGCTTGCGGTACTCAGCAATGGCGGGATCTTCGCGGCCGGTGGCCAGGGCTAGGAACTGGCCCATGCCCTCGCTAGAGCGAACGTCGTTGGCCTTCAAGGCTTCGTTGGATTTGCCTTGAAGTGCTGCAGAGCGCTCGCCAGTGATGGCGTCCACTTCAGCTTGTTTATCGTTAATCTTCTTTAATCGCTCTCCAGCCTTCTTGGCCGCCTCTTCCTGTCGCTTGCGTGCGTCTTCAGCGTCCTTCTTTGCCTTGGCGTCAGCGGCCTCTGCGTCCTTCTTGGACTTGGCGGCTGCGGCAGCCGCTTCCCTGGCAGCCTTGTCCTCGCGTTGCTTCTGCTCTCTTGCACGCTCACGCTCCGCACGCGCTTCCTTGTCGTTCATGCGGTCGCGGGCGGCATTGACAGCACGCCTGGCCGGGCCTGGCTTGGCCTCTTCGGCATCGTTGCCACCGTACACGGCACGAGTAGCGTATTTCTTGGCACCTGATGCAGCGTCCTCAAGGTCGCGTGAGTTCTTTTCGGCGGACTTCATGGCTAAACTCACCATGACCTTGCCGAAGTTCTCCAAATCTTTGCTGAAGTAGGAGCCTAGATATTGCAAAAACGTGCCCATCATATGAGCCAGCGCATCGCCGGCCAACTGAAACACGTTGAACGCAGCCCGTAAGATTTCTCCCACAGCTGCAAACGCATTGCCGGCAGCCTCAAAGATAGACCCGACTGTCTCCATCGTGACGCTAAACCCTTTAAATGACGCCACGGCGTTATCAAAGATGCCAGCAAAGTAGTCGGCAATGTCCAGCAAGGCGTTGGAAATCGTGTCTGCAATGCCGCCGCCTTCACCTCCAATGTTGTTCCACTCTTCGACAACCGCCAGCAAGTCGTTCGCAAGTGATTCAACAACACGAGCGAGGTTGCCAACTACGTTGCCAACGATGCCGTCAAACGTGGCCTTGACCATGTCTAGGGCGTCATTCATGCCGCCGATGGCTTCCACTTGGTCGTCGCCTACAATTGCCCCAAGCCGCCGCATTCTCTCTTCAACTTCGGCAAGGTTCTGGCTCATGAGCGGCAGCAGCTCGACGCCGGACTTGCCAAACAGAGACACGGCAGCAGCGGCACGCTCTGCTGGTGTTGGCAGGGCAGCAATGGCGGCCTGGATCGCCTTGAACTGCTCTTCGGGGGCCATGGACTGCAGGGCTTGAAAGTCCAGCCCGAGTTTGGTGAATGCTTCGGTCTTGCCGCTCTCGGCAGCGTTACCGATGGCGACGGTAAGTTTCTGCAAAGCACCCGTGGCGTCATCGACGCCAGACAGCTTGGCTGCCATCTGCAAGGCTTGCAGAGATCCGACGCTCATGCCGAGACGCTGTGCTAGGTCATTGGTCTGATCGACGGCGTTGGCTGCACTGGCGGCATATGAAAGCGCGGCACGGCCTGCACTTAGGAACGCACTAGCCACCGAACTGACGCCCTTGGCCAGCACGGCACCAATGGCGAAGTTCTTGAGCGTCGAAACGTCTCGAGAGGTTTGCTTCGCCTGCTTGCCCATGCGGTCCATTGCACGGCTGGCGTCGCTAGCACCAGACACAACCCCGCTGGCGGACATCGAGGCCCGCATTGCCAGTGCTAGAGTTGTTGCCATACGTCACCGCTTGATCTTGCTGAGTTCCGCTGCGATTTGCTCCGGCGACATCGGCAGTTTTTCAATCGGCATGAATGTGTCTTCTCGTGGCGGACTGCCTCGCCCGCAGTGCGGTGCCAGCGTTGCCGCGACTACCCGTGCCGTCTGCCGCCACTCGCCTCCCAAAGGATTCACGTATCTATGCAATGCCAGCCATTGTCGGTACTCAGCCACGTCCATGCGTTCGCCGAGTTCCCGCACCGTCATGCCTAGGTGACCGGCCAGCAGCAGCGGGAATGCGTCCAGCGGCCGGTCAATCAGTTTTTTCCTATCTCCTCGATTTCCTTTTCGTCTAGGTCGTTGTGTGCCTGAGCGATCTTGAACAGCCTTGCACCGACAGTGCCGCTCACCTTTTTGAGTTGCTCGCTTGTGAAGATCTGCTTGCCATCGGCGTCCACAAGGCACTTGGACAGATACGTCGTGCGGTAGTCGTCCACGCCTTCGCCCTTACTGCGAAGGCACGCCAACTCCCACGACTGCAGCTCGCCCAGCGGCAGCGTGCGAATCCACACGTCACACTTCCACTCAGGCACAGAAACCTTAATGCTCTTGGCCTGGTCGGCCTCAAAAATAGTCTCGGCAAGTCCCATTTAACGTCCTATCTTGAATGTGGCCGTGTAGGTCTGCATTTCGCCAACGGCCGCCGTCCACCCAAGGCTCTGAAAGATTGCCTTGTCAAACGAGAACGACACGCTGGGACCAGTAATGCTTAGCGTCTGCGTCAAGCCCACGTTCGTCGTTGTCATGCCCTTAGCATCGCGAGCCGTCACTGACACTGTGCCGAGATCGACATCGGCAGCCGAATACACTTTGCCACGGTTCGTGCTGGTGCGTGGCGTGACTTCTACTGAGTCAGAGGACACGCCATCGACCGACACACTGACAACCTCAAGCATCGTCAGGGAGGTTCCCCAGGCCACGGTAACGCCCTGCGATATATTTGCCACGACGGCCTCCCGTCGTTAGCTCTTGATTTTGAACGTCAGCGATTGCTTGACCAGTTCTCCGACGCTGTAGGCCACGCTTGAAGAAGAGACGGTTGCGGTGTAGCTCACGGTGGCAAATGTGAGTAAGCCAGTCGTTCCAACGGAAACCACAGCGGAGCCTAGCGTTTCGCAACTAAGCTCATCGTCTTTCAACGCCGGGGCCTGGTAGGTGCGGTTTGCACCGCTTGCCAGTCCGAGGTGCGAGTTGTCAAGCAGGTCGCCGCCGGGCGTCACGGTAACGCTGGTGACCGTGTAGGTGGCGCTGGCGAAAACGAACGTCGAGCCCTGCGAATCGGTTGCCATCGTGGCCTCTCCTGGTGAGTTACGGGCGGCAAAGCCCTACTCGTAGGCTAGGCGATGGCGGGGCAACCCTTGCAGTTACAGGTGCTTAGCCAAGTCCTTCATCTGGCTAGCGCGACGCGCTTGGTCTTCAAGTATTTTTAGGCCGTTTTGCAAAGCTTTTTGCATTTCGCCATTTAGGTTCGCGGCAATCGCGTTTTTGCTCAAGCGAAAAGCGGTTTCGACTGGATGTTGAGCCCCAGTAGAACGCAGGTAAACCGGCGTTGCACTCTTCTTAAAAAACGCTTTTGGATATCCAGGAGACGTTTGCACCTTTCCGGCGCCCTTGAGAACAAACGGGCCCAGCTTTCTGTAGGAGCTCGCGATGTATCCACCTCTAGAGGACGGCTCTTTGGAGTATCGGTCGGCAGTTCCGAACTCAATCCAAAACTGATGGAATGCCCTATCCGGTCCTTTCATCACTTTTCCGCCGCCTGCTGACCTGACCTTCCCTGTGCCTGCCTTGATGTATCCGACAACCGCCACCGCCGCTCCGTCCCTGGGATACCTTTTCACCAAAGTCTTAATAGATCGCCGCAGGTTCCCAGTTGGTCCTTTCGGAGTTATCTGCTTTAGTGCTGCCTCACCAGGCTTTACAGCACGCCGCAGACCAGCGCCAATAACGCGGGCGGCTATGTTGCTAGGCAACCGCTTAAACGCCTTGCGAAGTTCAAACAAATCCGGCCCTGTGATTCTGATTGCCGCTTTTTTGTATGAAACTGCCATTACGTCGCCTCGTTGATTCTGAACTCAAACGACTGCTGAACGCTGTAGTACGGCAGCATCTGGTCATCGGCCGGCATGTCCACGCCGTCAGCCTCAGTCTGTAGCGTGCTCCTCTGGATCGTCACGCCCGCCGTCGTGCCCGTCCACCCGTCCACCGCCAGGCGTACGGCTCGAGCAATGGACTTCACTGATGTGTAGGACGTGCCGTAGGTCGTCAGTTGCAGCGTCACGACAGGGTTTCCGACGTTGCCGGCCAGCGACTGCGGACGCTCAACGGCGGTGCGTTGGTACACAACAAGAGGCAGCGGCGTGCCCTGCGGGGCAATGAGCGGATACACCCGCGAGCCGATGAGCGACGATACGGCCGTCTGGCTCGTCAGGCGGGCGTACAGAAACGCTTCTGGTGCTTCTGGCAGGCTCATGAATCACGCTTCTCCGTGCAGATGATTTCCTGATGCCACAGCCTGTCCCGCTCAAGCACTTGCCCAATCTCTAGCGTGCGGTTGCGGTACTGAATCCGCATAGCGGACGTGAGCCCTTCTAGATAGCGAATCTTCACGCGGTGCGTCATGAATCCCACTGTCTCGGCAAAACGCTCAGTCTCTCTGGAAGATAGCGAATCAACTGCGGCCCACACGGTGGCAAACGTGGACCACGACAGAACAGCCTCGCCCACCTCGTTTTTGGTGGACGTAGCCTGCTCAATCGTGATGCGGGTCCACATGTCACCGGCGCGAAGCGTCATCGGTAGCTACCCCACCGCAGTGTGTCGAGCATGGCCTTGACGCCAAACGGCACCTCAGATAGCGCGGTCTCCGTTGACGCATCGCGGTTGCTCCACAGGTGGCCGACAACCATTTTGATGGCGGCAGCCACGGCCGCAGTGTTTTGCGTTCCGCCATAGTCGTTTGTCCAATAACTGCTTGGCCCAGCGTAATACGTCACCTTGACGCTGTTTTGATCCACAAGGTGACTAGGCCACGTTTTGCCGTACAGCGGTCGAGCAACGCCGGGCGTGGTATCGTAGTCCACGCGGTACTCAGATGAAGACAGCGTTGTTCTTGTCCCACCGGCCGCTGGAATGTACGTGATAAAAGCCGGGTTGCTTTGCCCGTCTGAGTCAAATGGGGATGCCGGAGGGCGTGGTAACTCAATGTCCAGCTGCGGCACGGTGCCCTGGCGGCCCTCAATGTTGTTCCCGTCAGCCTTCAGCCCAAACTGCACCGGCGAGCCAATGGCTCCGTAGAACGAGTCTAGTGACAGTATGTATTGAGACACGACAAAAGTGCGGTCGCAATAATCCTCTGCCCATCTGCGGGCCGTCGTGATCAGGGCGGAAATTAGATTGTCATCGTCTGACGAGTCGATGCGTAGGTGCAGCTTGACCTCGGCCAGCGTCACAGGTTCTGCGCCTTCCTCGTTGCGTATAAGGCTGCGGTATCTCACTTGGCCTTCCTCCCACGCTTGCGCGGTGCGTCGGCTGTTTCAACGTCTCGGTGCTCCACCATGGCCACCTCGAGCAGCGGCTGCTCCTCAACGTGATTGATCGCGTAGCCATGCAGGATGAGGCTTTTGGCTGGGCCGCGATCCATCACGATCACGTCGCCACGCCTATACGCCTGGTAGGGCCGCACGAACCGGATTCTTGCTTGGTCGTCTCTCATGCTGCGTCTGCCTCCCCGTGTTCCTTGCTGCCCCACGCCTCAGGCGGCCTCTGGCCACCCTTGTTCCAGTAGTCGCTAGGCGACTGATACACGGGTTTCAAGTCTCTACCGGGCCACGTAAACTTGAGTTCGGCGTGGCCGATAGCCACCTGCGGTGCGATGCCCAACGTGTTGCCGGCGGCCTTGAACTGATGCCAGAAATGAATGTCGGGATCAATCCGAGTGACTTCGCCGGCAGGGGCGTCACCCCAGTGCCCATCGGGGCGTGGCGTTCCCAGAAACCACGGCGCTGCCGTCTTCTTGAGTGCTGACGAGCGAATGAGCGTGCAGCCAAAGTGGGCGGTTTCCACGGGTTGCACGACTGCCTCGAACCACGTGTTGGGCAACTGCACCAGGCCGATGGTGCCGTCGTGGCCCTCGGGCGTGAACATGGGCACGCCCTCGTCGCGCTTGGTCTGTAGCGGAGCCACGGCGTCGTACCCGCTAATCAAGGCTGCCGTCATCAGCCGCTGGATCGTGTCAGCCTCGTACACGCTGTCGAAATCCACGACCAGAACCCAGTCGGTGCGTTCAATCATGTCGATCAAGACGCGATCCAGGCACTGTTCCCAAAAGGCTCCCGTAAACTTTGTAGGGCGAATGTTCAGCGGCAGCAGGCTCTGCATGGTGCAGAAGAAGTTGTCTTGAAAGCCAAGACGCGGCACAGAGAAGGCCGCTTCAACTCGCAGGTCGTGCTCAATGTTGCCAACGCGAAACTTCATCTGTAGCCTCCAAAGAAAACGGGCGGCAGGCAGACGCCCGCCGCCCGCTCTTGGGCGTTTTACTTCACGTGTCTAGCGTCAGACGCTGGCGACGTTGTTGACGTTAGCCTCGGTCACAGTCACGGCGTGGTTCTCGCCTTTGCTCAGCCGAGCAGCACTGATGATGGCAACCGTCGTGGACGGGCTCACCACTACCGTGAGGTAACGCTTGCGGCCTCGCAGATCGACGTTGAACCGGGCAATGCCGCCGACATTCGCGCCGGTGCTGGCACCAGTCGCAGCAATCGTGAAGTCAGTGCCACCGACGAGGCCCGTGATGTTCGTGGCCGCCGTCCCTTGGCTTGCCGTGTCCGACTCTCCAACCTTGAGCACGCTTGCCAGCGAGACGCTGGAGGCCGTGTACGGGCTGAAGATCACGTCAACGCTGGCAAACTTGTAGCCAAGCGTGTCGATTTCGTGCGTGAACGTTGCACTAGACGCCACGCTAGTCGTGACACGGGCAATGCTCTTGGCACCGGATGCATGGTTCATGGGCGGGGTCTCCTGGGAAGTTTTGAGCTAGTGTCAGGCAAGCTTGAGAGCGACTACCGGGCCAGCTTCGGTGGTGGAGCCAAGGCTGTGAACGTTGATGTCAAGCCTCTGGATCGCGCGGAACGCGGTCTGGTCGGCTTCAAAGTACCGGTCGGTGCTCGACGCAACTTGCATGTCGGACTTCATCGCCATGATGCCGGCCAGCGACAGGTCTCCAACGTAGGCAGCGATGGTTCCCGTGGTCGGGGCGGCCGTCATCTTGAGCACCCACACGACAGGGAGGCCGAGGAACGTGTTGGGCGTCCCCTGGGCCAGATTCGCAGCCGTGTTGCCGCCAGCCAGAGCACCGACAGTGCCGCTGCCAGCCGTGCCACTCGACAGCATCATTCGCTGCACGCTGTTGTGGTATACGCCTGGGTGCATGTACCAGGCCGACGTGCCGATGGCGTAGCGGGGAAGCTTCGCCAAGCAGGCCACATAGTCATCGATATCAAGAGCCGCCACCGACGTATTGCCGGTCGCAGCCGACTGAATCGACGCGGTGTGCGTGCCGTCGTCAATCTGGGCGAGGCCACGGATTCCGCCATAGGCAGAGGTTCCGGTGCCGTTGAAGGCCGCATCGTCAATCCGAGCCGCCATTTCGGTGGCGTACTCTTGGGCAAGCCACTGAGCCACCGAGATGGAGTTATCGGCCAAGAGTTCGTTAGAAATCTTTGTCGCGATTGCCAGCTTCTTCGCCACCAGCTGTACCATCGTCGCACTCGGGTCAGAAGTCGTGATAGTGGTGTTTTCACCAATCCAGTAGCCGGTCACGCCAGTCAGCCGCCTGGGCACCAGCAGGGTATCCGAAACCAGCGTCACGTTCTGGAACGCGGTCGTGGCCACGCCGAACGTTTCGACAAGGCGGATGATCGTGTCGGCAAACTGCTCGAACACGAGGTTTCCGCCGAGCGTGTTGACCTGGCCGCCCATGTCGCGAAACTCTGCTCCAAGTTGATCCGAGCACCACTGCCGGGCGTTCCGATCACCGAAATGGGCCTTGAGCCACTGGCCGCAGCGGTGCGCCATTTCGGGCGACTGAAAAACGCCGGGCTTGTAGCCACGGTAGGACACAGCCTCAATGCGAGTTTTCACGGTCGTCTCCACGGGTGCAGCGCGGTGCAGAACCTTGAGCAGTTCAGCCTTGCGAGACTCAGCGGCCTCGCTCTTGGCGATGGCGGCCTTGATCCGCTCGGCCTTGGCGAGCAGCGAGTCGTACTTGGCCTGCCGGGCCTCAACGGCCTCGACGGCGGATCGTTCGCCCTCAACGGGCGTGCCGTCCGGGTTCTCGGTGGACTCTTCAGCAGCGCCCTCTTCGTCGAGCATGCCGAGCTCAGCGAGAGTGGCGGCGAGTTCGTCGAGCAGTTCTTTGACTTTGCTGGCGGCCATGTGTCTGGCTCCTGTGTGCGGTAGGTGGTGACCTATCCGCACGGTAGAGCCGGGCGTGCCACTCCTTGCAGTTAAGAAGTGGGAGTGGTTGCGTAGTTACGCAATCCACGCCGGCGTATGTCGCACGACTTCACAACGTGCTTCGCCGTCTGGCGGCACGCGGGGCAACGCAGATAGCGAGTGCATACGTTGCCTCGTTCCATTGTCGAGTACACGCCATAACGTGCCTTGCGACAGTGAGGGCAAACGTCACCCGACTTGACGGCCATGCTGCCTCAAAAACCTGCGAATCGCCTTTTCGGTCTTCGCGTTCCGTTGAACTGCCGGCAGCTTCAGCGCCGGTCGGTGCGATTGTAGGAACCTCTCATAGGAGCGAACCGCCACGCCCGTGGTGGCCTGCTCATACGCCGGCGTCAGCACTGGGGATACGTCGTAGACTCCCTCCACCTCGTGGACTGTTCTCAGGGCAACGCCGTCGTCGTCCTTGTCCCACGATTCCGCATCAGAGCCACTTCCCAAAACGAAGGCGAAACTTGATCCCCACACGTCGCCACGGGAAATCAGAGTCGTGAGATCCCGGCCCAACTGCGTGTCGGGCACTTCAACGCTGTACCGCAGCCCCTCGTCATCGGTATCCACTGACAGCGTGCCGCTTCGAGTGCTGCCCAAGACGAAGTTGGGGTCGTGGTTCCACAACGCAACTACGGGATGGGCCTGCTCTTTGAGGGCACGGCCGAACGCCCCTGGCATGATCTGCTCGCGGAACGTGCCCAGCATCGTGCTGCGTACGTTGTATTTGGCGGCGTAGCCCCCGATATACGCCTTGCCGGCTTCTCGGGTTTCCAGCGTTAGCGGAAGAGCCACGCAGCGACGTTCCAGTTCAGTGTTCATCGTTTGCGGCTCCGACGTTTTGGTTGTGCCTTCTGTTCCGGCGGCGACGACACAAAGTCTCCAACACCCACAGCGTCCGGGGCTGAACGTGGCATGGGGCTGACAGGATAAACGGCACCTTCCGGCGGCGTCTCGCCGTTCAGGAGCTCGTCGGTGTACGACACGGGCAGATTGTCGGCTGGGGATGGCTCGCCAGCGTTGCCCACGGCGGCATCTGCCGCGATGCCCTGCATCGTGGTCAGGTTCATTTGCATGTACCGCTGGTCGCCCTCGGGACCGATTGGATTCATGTTGAGCACCTCGCGGCACTCATTCACCGAGTAGATGCCGGTGGTCAGCATCGTTTGCAGCCACGCACCTTGAGCGGCCAAGTCGCCACGCAACAGGCCACGGGTGTCAAACTCAGCGAAATACACATCATCCTGCGTCACTAGGTCGCGGGTAATGGCGGATTCCCACCGCCGGAACCACGGCAAGAGCGTCTGCTGCACCAGGTCAATGGCTGCCTGCTCTTGGCTGGCGTATCCCACCTTGGTCTTGTCTTGCACGTACGACGGGTCCACCCGGTACGCACGGCAAATCTCAATCACCTGATATTGGCGAGTCTCAAGGAACTGGCTCGCCTCATTAGACGATTGCACGTCCTTCCAATGCACGCCCTGCGGAAGCACGGCCGTCCGGTGTGCCCGGTCGGCCCCACGGTGCAGCCGCTCAAACTGCTCACGCAGACGCTCGGCAGTCTCCACCGTGATCGGGTTGTCGGACTCCATGAGCCCTGACAGCCGGCAGGCGTTGCCGAAGTAGCTGCCGCCGTGCGTCTCCAGGGCTTGGGCCAAAGCGATAGCGTCCCGCGAGAGCGTGATGGGCAGCATGCCGGTGACGCCGTCCTGGCTCAGCCAACGCAGATGGAAAATCTGGTCCTGCCGGTAGTACGACTCGGTGCCGTTCTGTTCTCGGTAGCAGTACCGAAGCGTGCCGTCCTCAAGCTGCTCGCACTTCATCCGAGACGGGTGCAGCGGCCATAGCTCAGTCACGGCACCAGCGGAACCGCTGCGAATCTCGGCATAGGCATTTCCGTAGAGTAGGCAGTGAGCCGTGAGTTGCTCCCGAAACTCAAACGACGTTTGCCAGCCGTTCGGCTGTTGGCTCAAGATGCGGTACAGCGGCAGATCACGAGCGCGTTCTTTGCCACCCTCAGTGAGCCGTCGGTACAGGTGCAGCGGAATCGTGGCACAGTTCTCTGCAATCAGCCGCACGCAGGCCAGCACCGTTGAGCACTGCAACGCCGTCTCGGGCGTGATGCGAACCCCGGCCGGTCCTCGAGCAGGCGACTCGCTCCACCCGTCGCCGTAAGAGCCGCGCAGGTCAATGATGCGGTAGCTCTTGTCTTCGGGAGTCTCGGCGTTGGCGATCATAGTGCAACCAAATCCCAATTTTGCTCAGGTGGCGGTGCTGTCGATGTCTGCCAGAGGCCGATGGCCATCACCAGGCTGACAATCCCGTCGATGCGTTCGGTGCTCTTCGCCTTGCTTGGTTTGATATTTCCGGCCGCACTGTCCTGCTGAATCGCTACGTTGCTCGCCTGCCACGCCAGCACCGCGTGCCCACCGTGAAGCAGCTTGCCCGACACAACAAAGTTTTCCAGCTGCTTCGACGGGCCTGACAAAGAGCCGTAGCCCTGTCGAAAGTCTTGCATAGGAAGCCCATCTCCTTGCAGTTGCTGGCCGAGGTGAGCACTACCCCACGGGTCCAATCCAATGCCACGAATGCGGTACTTGCTGGCAAGGTTGACGATGTCACGCCGCACCACCTCGAAGTCGGTGACGTTGCCGCTGGTCATGTTTAAGTGCCCCTGCCGCTGCCACGTCAGGTACGGCACCTTGTCACGACGCTCACGCTGATGGGCGTTATCGCTCGGTATCCAAAAGTGCGGCTCCACCCAGTACGTGCCGTTGTCCAGCGGGAAGAACAACACGAACGCCGTGGTATCAAACGTCGTGGCTAGGTCAAGCCCGGCCCAGCACTCACGGCCGGCAAGATCCACCGGGCAGGCACCGTTTCCCTGAGCCCAGTGATCCATACGAAGCCACCTTTGATCCTGCTCCGTCCATTGGTCCAGATAGAGCTGGCGGAAAGTGTTCTCGTAGGTCGGCATCTCGATAGCCCTGGCACACTCGCTCCGCAGGAAGTCAAGCTTCACCGACACGCCCAGGTTGGGATTCGCGGCGGCCCACACCTTCTCGTCTTTCCAATCGGCTTCCACCGGGGCCGCAAAGATCATCGGCAGGAATGACTCGTCTTTGATGGCACCGCTGGCGACACCCTCGGCGTACTTCCACACCTCCCAGCAGACCGACTTCCTGTCGTAGCCCGCTGTGGTCAGGGCTACCGTCAGCGGGTTGCGTCGAGCACCCTGGCCTGACAACATCACCTCCCACATCTCACGATTGCTCACGTGAAGCTCGTCAAAAACCACGGCATGAGGCGAGAGCCCGTGCTGCAATCCCGCCTCGGCGGAAAGTGACTTGTAGGTTGAGTGCGTTGACTCGCGGACGATGGCGTTTCTGTAGACCTTCAACAGGTTTGATAGCTTAGGCGACTGCTCCACAGCGATACGGGCGGTATCAAATACAAGCCTCGCCTGATCCCGTGACGCAGCACACGAGTACACTTCAGCACCGGGCTCATCCTCAAGCAGGCACCGCAGGGCAATGCCAGCGGCCAGCGTGCTCTTGCCATTTTTGCGAGGCACAGCCAGTAGCGACGTGCGGACTTTGCGGCGGCCGTTGACTTCAGCGAACAGCGACCGCACGTAGTTTTTCTGCCACCGCTCCAGTAGGAACGGCTTGCCGCCCAACTCGCCTTTGGCGTGCGTCAGGTGTTTCTCGAAGAACCGAACGGCAATGCACGAGGCACACTTGCCGCAGGGCTTCTTAGCCGAACATAAGACGGTCTTCGTCGTCGGTGTCTTTCGTTTGCTCAACGGCCGAAACCCTCGACATGGCTGACGCTGTCAGGCCGAACTCGGCGGCAAACTTCAGCATGGACGTGCGGGCGTCACGCTTGCGAGTCCACGCCGGATGATTACTTACCCTACCCTTGTCGTCCATGAATGTTGCACCGTTGGCTTTCAGTTCACGGTCTGCGTCAATCATGTCCGCCAGCGAATCGCAATACGCCGCGAGCGTTTGCTGATGTCGCGGGCTCATAACCTTTGACGCCTCAAGCATTGGGACGATGCGATCCCATTCGCTGCGGGCAACTTCGCCAAGCCAATCCGGTGCTGGCGGAATCCCCGGCGGTGCGTCGATGCCGGTGACGTGCGGCCCACGAATCCGCGAGCCACGGATTTTCAAAATTGGCTTTGGCGTTGGCTTACGCCCGCGTCCCATTTGCGAATTCCTAATTACGGCCCCCCGTACGCACAGAGATACCACGGGGTTTATACAACCAACTAGCCCACACTTTTTGCCCGCCCCTGGTTCTCGCGGTGCGTCTTTCGCCCGTGGCACGCGATGCACAGCGTCTGCCCGTTCGCTAGGTCGTACCGCTCGCCACCCTTGCGTACGGGAACGACGTGGTCCGCTTGGGCCTCCTTAGGGCCACCGCACACCCTGCGGCAATCGCAGCATGTCCATGCGTCTCTGGTCAGCACAGCCAGCCGCCACGCCCTGTGCGACTTGGAACAGTATCCACGGGCTGCCGCGTTGGGCCTGGCGGTATCGTCTCGCTTTCGGCGGGACACCAGACGCAGCGGCCTGTGGACAGGGATGCGAGTTGGCACGTCTAGGACTTCATGACGATGGACGCCACCGCAGTAGCGTTAGTGTTGGCTGCCACCAGCTTCAGGTATGGCACAGCGTACGACGAATCGGGCAGGGCATACATGGTCGGATTGCTTGTGCTCGGGGCCAGGGTAATGGCCGCCACTGAACCAGCGGAGTCGTATAGTTGGGCAAAGGTGCCCGTGTCGGTGATGTTGCCCCACACGTTGATGGTGGCTGCATTGGTGGTGATGGTGGGCAGCTGCATGACAGCGCCGGCCATGTCCTCAAGCCTAAGAGTGGTGCATGTGCTCGTGGCCGTAGTTACGGTCGCGGTGACAACTCGGAAACTGCGGCGGATTCGTACCTGGCTCATGCTGGCTCCTCAATGTGTGGCTCGGGTCATGCCCGGATCGTGGCCTCTGACCTCACCCTACCTCAGATACTGGGTGCTCTTGCAGTGGCAGTGCCCTAGCTCACAGGGCTAGGGGGCTCTACGGCCGCACGGTACTCGGCCTCGGTGATCTCGGTCACGGCACCGCTGGCCAGCAGCTGCGCCAGCATCTCGGCTGCGGCCTCGTAGTCGCAGAACGTATCGTATGTCGCCAGGTACACCTGACCGTCTGCCCCTCTCGGTGCCGTAACCGCCGGCTCAATACACGTCAGCTGACCGTGACTAGGAAGACCCCAAGCCGCATCCAGTGTGGTGCGGGCCAGTTCATAGGAGTTTTCGTCGGCTCGGAAAAATCGCTGAGTCATGCAAGGGTGATCCCGTATTTAGCAGCCAGATACTTTTCGACCTTTGCGATCTCGGCGTCGGTGGCAGCACGGCCAAGAATGATTACCTCGCACACCCAACCAGCCAGATAGCCGGCGTCTGCCCCAACGCTCCACGCTTGGCCGGAGAAGGCCCGCCAAGTCGCATATGTGGTAGCACAAGTTTGCGACTGTAGCTCTGCGCCGTTAATCCTAAACGCCTGTTTGTCTGCCGCCACCACCGACGAACTTGTCAGGATTGTTTTGCCAGAAGACGGGGCGGGATTTGCTAGCGGACCGAATCGCGTAGCCCGGAAGTTCCCGTGATAGTTTGAGGAGTTGAATCGGTCATAGCCAGAAACGGGATAGCCGGTTTTTAAGACCGCGTACTGCGTATCGCTGTTTGGCTCATACGCGACAAAAGCACACGCCCCACTGGCATCGCAGATATTGGCGTTAACGATATTGGTAGATGAGTTTGTGATTCCCAGCACACTCACGGAGCCATCAAAGTAAAGCGAGTTCTTGCCGTTGTGCGTTGCGAGCTTAAGCAGCGGCCTATTGTTATTTGTGCCTTGCGTGTAGTGGCGTCCGTTGCCGCTTAGGTCTTTCCAGTAGCCCACAGGATCGTCGGCCGCCGCAGACGAGGAAGTGCCGTCGCTGTTTTGAAAGAGTGACCCGGACGTGTTGGCATCAAGCCAGATAGAAAGGCCAGGAAGTGACCTCGGGCTGAAGCCTGTCGCTCGCGGTCGCAGAAGGCGGGGGGACATGCTCATCGCTTCACCCCGCACGTGCCGCTGACACACGTCGCGGCCTTCACGTCGAGGGCGTAGGCCGCTCGTCCTGCGTCACAGACTCCAGGCCCGGCCGGATTGCGGTTGGTGCAGGTCTTGCACTGCTTGGCGTGGGCGTCGTACGCGGGCGTCTTGATCGCCGCCACGCTCTCCACGCTAGCACGAGGATTGCCCGCACCCACCACGGCTGCCCTCGCAGCAGCAACCGCAGCGGCTGCTCGAGCGGGTTCTGTTGCCAGACGCTCGGTGTCAGCAGAAAGCCACACCAGAAGCGAGACCATGAAACGCCAGAACATGACCATCATGGCTTCACCTCTTCGAGCATGTGCCACACGTAGTTGCAGAGCATCGCCCCGGCCACGCTGAAGACAAAGCCGGCCGGTGCGTAGTAGCTGCCGGTCAGTATCGAGCCAACCAATCCACCGCAGACGCTGCCCGCGATCCCAATGCCGATGGTGGCGAACCGCGAGCGAGGGCGAGACGGGGGCCACAGCCACTCGGCAACGCTGCCAGCGATGAATCCAAACACCAGCCAGACTATGAGCGTGAACATCACCAGCCCTCCGCGTGACAGATCATCGCTCGGCCGTCAGCGTGACGTGCCGAGTACTGCTGCTGTGGTTGTGGCTGAGCAAACACCGTCACCCACAGACCCAGCTTGGCGAGCCTTGCAAGGAACTGAATGACCGGTCGTTGCGGTTTCGGGTGAAACGGATTGAGCGGGTCGAACCCCGGCACCGTAGAGACGAGGCAACCGACAACGATGCAGGCAAGGCCGACGAGCAGGAGCGAACGCTTTGACATGGCACGACTCACAGGGCGATAGCGTGGGTGATTGATGGCACGCGAGACACAGACGCGGGCGGTGCGGGTTCAAGCCATTCGGCGTGGTTAAGGTCGCGGAACTTGAAGTCCACGCCGCCGATAGCGAATGAGTCGCCTTGCCGCAGGATCGTTTCGATGTCGGCACGGCTGCACCAGAAAGAACCCTCGGGCTGATCGGCAGGCCAACGTGGCCCGGACACCCAGGCCGTCCCCCAAGAGTTGAGGATTAAAGCACCGTCAGGCGTGCCATCGGTGTGGTTTTCAGCGAAGCGGATCGAGATCACGCACATGCAGTGATTCCACTGCCCGCCGCGTGGAAGCGCGCCAAACTTGTCGCGCGTAGAGGTAGCCGCGAAGCCAACGTTGGAACAGATCGGGACGCAGAAACCGCTGGTGATCGCGGCCGAGAGTTCGTCCCACGTAGACACCTGTGCCACCGCAGCGGCCCGTCGGTTGGCTGCCGCTATCGCAACCTCGCGGGGCGGGCCGGTTGCACCCCACTGCCGCGAGAGCGAGATCGAGTAAGCGGACAGGTCGAACTCCCCGACCTTCTCGCGGAACAGGATGCCGCCGATGTCCTTGTCGCGGCAGCGACCAGCCACCCATCGAGCGGCAGCACCGCCAAACGATCCGTCACTCCAGCCCGCATTGGTCACCGGTGGCATACGGCTGAATGTTCTTGAACCGCCATATATTGGCTCCGTAGCCACAACTAGCGGGGGCTTCGGCAACTCGCCCTGCTTCCAGTCAACGCACTGCCCGATGTAGGAGCCAACGGCCCAGCCGAACGAGACGCACGTGCCAGCGGAGCCTTGGTTCCACGACGTGAACGGCTTGCCGTATACCTTGCGGTGCGCCTCGTCAGCGGCGCGATAGAGGAATGTGTCCGCCCGCTTCGCGTTGTCCATGCACTCGCGTCCCGCTTGTGCGAACCGTGGCTCAGGCAACTCGCTCAAGAACTGCTTCGTGCCGTCCGGGTTCGCCACGTAACCAAAGTTATCCTCGACCTTGTCCGCGAGGCGGGCAACGTAGCGGCTCACCACCGTGCCCAGCACAGCGGCGAACACGACAAACGTGATGGCAGACCAGTTCCAGTTCGATTCACTGCGCGGCATCGGTCGCAATCCTCCCAACCTCACGGTATGCCGTGACCCATGCCGACCGTGACTCTGGCGTCAGCGGCCCGCCATCGGTGCCAACGGCCTTGTCGAGGTAGGCGGCGATGATGTCGCGGGCTTGCGGCTGGCGGTCACCAATACTGATCCCACGGCAGCGAAGAACCCGAGCCGCCTTCCGAAGTTCGTCAACAGCCACGCCAGTCTTGAGATACCGCTCGGCCTCGGGCTGGTTTCCGTCGTATTCAATTTCGTCTGCGAGTTCATCACACAACGCCCCTATCAAACCGGCGTCAGACGAGGCTGACTCACCAAGGAACGTGCCGCGCAGCACCAGCGGACCAGTGTCAGGTGCCGGCGTCGGCTCGTCAGACTGCTGGCCGCGTGGCATGAGCAGCACGGCAGCGAGCACCAGGCCGATGGCCAGGAACTTCTTTGGGTCAAGTTTCTTCACCCACTCGATGGCGGGCTGAAACTTTGAGAGGTCGCCGCCGTAGAACAGGGCGAGGGCAGCGGCCACAAGCAAAATCGAGAGCATAGGTTTCTCCTCACGTCATTTTGGCGGCTTATCGTCATCACTTGCAGAATCCTTCTCAGGAAACACAGTGGTATCCAAGATCCACTGGTAGACCTGATGAAAGCAGTCCCCTGCTTCCTGGTGTACTTCCTTGTGCTCAAGGCGGAATGGTTGCTTGAAAACCTCCTCCTGAACCAACTTGCCGTTGCCGTCTACCACATACACGTACACGTACCAGTTGCCGTACTCGACAACTAGCCGGCGGATGACGGTGTCTTTTTGGTTGTTCACTGGTCACCGCAGTCATCTATCAGTCGCTCGAGGGCGTCGTCCTGTTGCTCGGCGGGCTCCTGAAGCCGGAACCTCACGAAGTCGTGCTCCGACTTGCGGTACGTCCTGCCGGCTGGCTCAGCCAGCCTTTGCTGCATATGCCGGGCGCGTGCCTCCTTGCACCGCTGGGCAAGCTCCTGCGGCGTCGGATCTTTTTGTCGTGGCGGCTTCTGCCGCTTTGCACGGTCTAACCGAAGCGTCAGCCCCAGCCGGTCGCGTAGGCGAAACAACTGATCCTTGCTGACGCCAAGAAACAGCGTCATCTCGCTATACGTCGAGCCGCTGGCCCAGATTTTC